GAGAAACAAACGGTACTCAGAAACTTACTCCAGAATTTAAAGAATACTTGGCCAAATGGAATAGCGTAGTAGGCAGAGAAATTACATTTAGTGTTAGTGCTAAACTGCCAGCAAGTGGTGAGAAGTGGGAAGAAGCTATTTGTCCAGAAATTGTTTGCGAATACGAGCAAGTGGGTACAGCGTATCTTAAATTAGTAGTAGCAACAGAAGAAGATATTAAAGATGCAGAACGAGCAGTGGGACAGTTTCGACGTGCAGGGTTTGATGGACATGTTTATCTAATGCCAGTAGGCGGTGTAGAAAATGTTTACACACTTAACGCAAAGAATGTAGCACTGGCGGCTATGAAACGTGGATGGCGTTATAGTGATAGACTACAAGTGCCGCTATTTAAAAATGAGTGGGGTACTTAATATGACGCTGTGGCAAAAAGTTAAAGACTTCTGGATTAGAAGTTATACTAGTGATCGTAAGGCATTCTATTACGAAACGGCAGCGAGTGCGGCCGTGTTTGTATCGATGACTTGGATTTCAGTTACTGCCCAACATCCGCCCATGCATCTTATATACCCAATAAGTTTTACAGGTGCTGTATTAAGTATTTTAGCATTTACAAGACGCGGTGCAGGTTGGCCGCTGGTTATGACTAGTTATTTTGCTTGCCTCCATGTGTTTGGATTTGGAAGAGCCATGGGATGGTATTAAGGATATTATATGATAAAGAATTTTTTCAAACGTATTACCGGAATTACAGCAATCGAAGAAGCAACTGCTAAAGCTATAGCTGTTTCTGAAGCAGCCCAATTAGAAGCAAGTGAAAAAGCGGCTGCGGCAATTAAGGCAGCAGAGGAAGCAATGTATAGTCCAAAAGAACGTGCAACTGCCAAAGGTGAACCCTGGGTTAGTGTGTTAGACACTCATGTCAATAAAGACAATATTCGCAATGGCTTTTTTGAGCTTGACTGGAATGACCTATTTGTGTTACAATTGAAACAAGCTGGTTACGGGTTTGATGGTGATCCGGACGAAGAGATTGTAGATCGCTGGTTCCGAGACATAGTCAGAAACATGCTAGGCGAAGAAGGGCAGGACATTACCCGAGGTGCAGGTTACATTAACGTGGTTCCGATCACAAAAGATAAATCAGAGGTTTCATGACATATATTTTAGTTGACACTGCTAACACATTCTTTCGTGCTAGGCATGTAGTAAGAGGCGATGCTGATATTAAACTTGGTATGGCGTTACATATTACATTTAACAGTGTTAAAAAAGCATGGCAAGACTTTGGAGGCAAACATGTAGTGTTCTGCCTTGAAGGTCGCTCGTGGCGTAAGGATTTTTACAAGCCCTACAAAGCCAATCGTAAAGAAACTCGAGATGCTATGACTGTTCGAGAACAAGAAGAAGATAAATTATTTTGGGAGACGTATGATGCGTTCACCGAATTTGTTAAAACGAAAAGTAACTGCACAGTCTTGCAACATAAACAACTTGAAGCAGATGATTTGATTGCAGGGTTTATTCAGTCACACCCTAATGACGATCATGTGATCATTTCGACAGACAGTGATTTTCACCAGTTGATTGCGCCCAATGTGAAACAGTTCAATGGTGTTGCAGAAACGCTTACTACCATCGAAGGCATCTTTGATAAAAAAGGTAAACGTGTAAAAGATAAGAAAACTGGCGAAGATGTTGTGCCTCCTAACCCACCATGGATCCTTTTTGAGAAGTGTATGCGTGGTGATTCGAGCGACAATGTCTTTAGTGCATATCCCGGTGTGCGTGTTAAAGGCACTAAGAATAAAACAGGCCTAACTGAAGCTTTTGAAGACAAAGGTAAGAAAGGTTGGGCGTGGAACAATGTCATGCTTCAGCGTTGGGTCGACCACGAAGGTATCGAACACAAGGTCCTAGACGACTATAATCGTAATGTAACACTAGTTGATCTAACTGCACAGCCTACAGAAATTAAAGAACTTATTGTTGATACAATTAATACTAATGCAGTTCCTAAAGATGTAACACAGGTTGGTATTAGATTATTAAAGTTCTGTCAATTATATGATATGAAACGTATGATGGATAGTATTGAATCATTCGCACATCCTTTTCAAGCAAGATATCCTGAGATTTCAAAATGAAAACTTGTGCATTTACAGAAACATGTCCTAATAAGACTAACAACTGCCTAGAGGTAAAAATGAATTTAAAAGCAAAACCTATTGTAGATGGTAAATTTTGGATTGTAGAAGCAGACGGCGAAAAAGTTGGTATTCTACATAAGAAAGAAAATAATAAGTTTATGTTGAGTTCAAAAGATGGCGAAGCATACTTTAGCAAAAAAGATGAACTGACAAAACGATTTGGTAAAGACTTCTTTATTGTAAGTGATAAAGTCAAAATTACTCACGAAGAAGTACGTGACGTATATGACTACCCAACTAGTTGTAGACCATATAATCCAGTATTCAATGTACAACGCAAACTGCCATTGTTTACTAAGAGTCAAGCAAGTAAAAGTTTGTATTGTGCAGGTTATTACACAATTAAATTTGACAAAGGGTGGGTTAAATCATTTTGTCCTAAGCTAATCACAGTCGAACGTTATCCAACTAAAGGAAGGTTTAAAAGTGAACTTGAAATGAAACAGGTACTATCAAATGCCAAGTCCGATTAATACTGCGCCTATTCAGCAGTTTATACAACAGGTAAAGGCTGCTGATCTTACACAACAGCGTGAGATTAAACTAGATATTAAAACTGCCAAATCACTTGCCTACTGCCTAGGCGAAGTTAGTGCTAAATTACTCGAAGATTACGATACTATATTTCGAAGACTAGAATCAAGCTCGGGCGGGACCGTTACAGTTCAAATGGATGGTGGCGGCTTTTCTACCAAATAACTGATAAATATATGCGTACTTAACACAAGGACGCATATAATGTCAAGACCAAAACCTAAAGTTCTTTTAGAATATATAAACAAAAAGAACTATAAAAGCGAACAGATTTTAGAAGCTGAGGCTATTTGGGCTGTCTTTTATAAAAAAGCGCCGTTCAATTTAAAATCAGCAAGTAGCATTACTAGTTATCCTGGTCCTAAATACAAAAAAGTGTCATTTAGCAATCCCGGACATGCTCACAATCTTGCAAAAAAACTCAATCAAATGTTTAACTGCAACGAATTTGAAGTAGTTGAGCTTACCAGCGGTAAGTTTATTAAATGATATCAAAAGAGACTTTTACCAAAATCTTTTTGCAACAAAAAGATAAAAGCATAGATAGTGCTAATATCAAACATCATATGTATAAATGGTGGCAAAGTCATAGAAGTAAAGAGTCTGGCGGCTTACGTCTTAGTGATGACGGTCTCGATTATTTGCTAAACGAATTGGAACTACACAGTTATGAAATTCCATTTACAGAACCGATTGAGCTAAGTCCCCAAACTATCATATTTTTTGATAGATCAATGGACGGACCATATTATCTTACAAACCAAAGTATTACTGTATTTTCGGAAAGAAAATCATTTGAGCTGTACATGTTTTCGGACGATATCCGAAAATACGGTCTAGTCAAAGCAATGAATAAACAAAACAAAGATAGCCAAACAGACGAAAACTCCTAAAAAAGCTGTTGACGTAACGACTGTTAGGCAGTATAATAGATACATAGACAGTTAAACTTAAACGCTTTTTAACCCAGGAGTATATATGAGCGAGATTCTTTCACGTACAGTTGGCCCTAAGGCAGCAAAAAAATCCCTTCGCCGTGCTTTTAAAGCCAAGCGTCCATTGTTCCTGTGGGGTCCTCCAGGTATTGGCAAATCCGACATTGTTAAACAAATGGGCGTTGAGCTCGATGCTCACGTAATTGATATCCGTTTGAGCTTGTGGGAGCCTACCGATATTAAAGGTATTCCTTACTTTAACAGCACCTCTAATAAAATGGAATGGGCTCCTCCAATTGAATTGCCAGATGCTGAAATGGCTGCAAAGCATAAGCAGATTATCCTGTTCTTGGATGAAATGAATTCAGCGGCACCCAGCGTACAGGCAGCGGCTTATCAGTTGGTTTTGAACCGTCGTGTTGGTACGTACTACTTGCCAGACAATGTTCTTATTGTTGCGGCAGGTAACCGTGAAACTGACAAGGGTGTTACTTATCGTATGCCTGCTCCGTTGGCTAACCGTTTTGTTCACTTGGAAATGAAAGTTGACTGGGAAGACTATTTTGGGTGGGCTGTTGACAATAAGATCCATAAGGACGTAGTTGGCT